GTGTAGTAAACGTAGATGTTGTTCGTACCCGATGGCGGGGCAGATGTGAATGTGATTGTGTTGCCACTGACTGTGTAAGCAGAGCCGGGGTTCTGTGGGACGTTCTCAATCACCGCCTGCACTTGCGCTACAGACGCTACGGGCTTAGATAGAGTAAACGCAGTTGTGCTTGCGTTACCGCTAAAGAAATCTACAGCAGGTGTAAAGCCCTGTGTGGTAACTGTGTTTCCGATAAAAGCCATGTTAGACCACCGATATTGCTGATACCCAAGCGTCTGCTGATGTTGCTGCGCTAGATACCGCGACTAAGATGTCGCTTGTTTGCAGAACCACTCTGTTACCTTGGATCACCTCTAACGACCCCCCGACTGGCACAGTTGCCGCCTTGACCAAGTAGTAATTAACCGCTGAACGGGTAACGTACACATCACAAGTGATGGGAGATGCTGAGGTGTTAGACACCACAAGGCTTGCGATACCCAGTGTGCCAGAGGAAACTGTTGTGACGGTTGAGCCGCTAGTGCTGACGTTCTTTACCGCATACGATACGTTTGTGTAGGTTGCCATTTCTTATCCCATCATAAAGGCGAGGTAGTACGCCTGATCTGCCGATGCCGAAGTGTTAGCAGCCCAAGTTGGCGCAGAACCATTTGAAGTCAATATGTATCCGCTAGTCCCGATTGGCACTTTAGACAGAGCCGTACCCGATACGTAGTAAAGCAAGTCCCCTGCGGTGTAACTTGTCAGTCCTGTACCGCCATATCCAGTAGCAATCGTGCCACCTTGCCATGTGCCGTTAGTAATGACGGTCGTGGATAAATCTAGGGAGTTCGTGCCCCAGTTCACCTCATTGGGGATTAGACCTGCTCTACCCCATGTGCCAGCTACCGTGCCGTTGTTCTCTAAGAAACAGATGGTGTATCCGCCCGCAGGGACTGTGTCTACCGCACCAGAGGCATTGTCAACAATAGACAGAGCACCCGTTGAGTCATTGTCAAACAGGAAACTAAATCCCGTAGTCAGCGTTGTGGCATCGGGCAGTTTAAACGTCTGTGTGGTTGTCCCAGTCAGAATCTGATGGTATGAAGACGCGGCTGTCAGTGTGGTTGTGCCTGCGGCTGAGACAGTCGAGGCCAAGGTCTGAGTAACGTGGTTTACCCCTACGTTCTGGCTTGCATCCCTCAGCATTACCGAGTTAGCACCGCTAGAAGCAGTTACGCCCGTGCCGCCATACGCCACGCCTACAGTTGTGCCTTGCCAAGTACCAGAAGCCACCGTGCCCAGAGCACTGACGTTGCCTGATCCGTCCAAATTGACGGACTTCTCAGCAGGGTAGGTTACAAAGACGTTGACTGTGCCGCTGAACGTGACGGCTGATCCAGAGTTACTGGATGCCAGAATCGTCGTGCGCGTGAGCGTGGGGCCTGTGGTCGAGTACGTGCCGATACCAACTTCCCAGTTGCCCGTAGCATCAAAGGAGGAATAATAGGTGGTGTTCCCGTTGCCAACGACAGCAAAGGACTGAAAGCCCGTGACAGAGCCAGATAAGGTGAAACTTACCGTGGTGTTGGCTGTGCCAGTCTGTTGTACCCGATCATTGAGGGCTAGAGCCATTTAAGACTCCTTAAGAAGTCGCGGTGGTCGAGTAAGTAACAGTTACGGTATCGCCAGAAGTAACAGTCTTAGCAGTGCTGAAGTTACCTTCAGAGTACAAAGTACCCGCAGTGCTAGAAAGTGTGCTGACCGCACCAGAACCCGTTACCAAGAAACAACCGTACACAGTGGCAGAACCCGTCATCGTGTAGGTGATAGCCGTAGCCGTTGACGTAGTCACGTTAGATGGAGTCGTACCAGAAGAGGTAGATGCCGCAAATACTGCCGTGCCACGCACTGCTGATCCGCCCACGGTGTAGGTAGTCAGCTCAGTCCATGTCTTAGAAGACATAGTGTCAGCCGCCGCAAATGTGGTGCTGTTACTGATCAACCCCAAGAATGGGCCAACGGTGGTGTAGGTTCCTGATGTGCGCAGGAGCGTGTCGAGTAGTAACTGCTTACCAACGGCTACAACCAGATTAGGAAAGCCTTCTTCCCACAGCAGATTGCCATCTTTGTCGTGGCAGACTACGTGATAGTGTCCGTCGATGCCCATGCCCTCTGGGATGGATGCGTTTGCTTGCAATGTGGCTACAGCGTGATCGCCAAACCCTGATGCTTCTTTGTGCATGGTTGCTCCTATGAAATACGGATGATTGCAGACGTATTAGTGACTGCTGGGAATTGTACGGTGAAGGTGCTAGTACTGGTCTTGTCTGCACCAAAATCTAAAACGCAAATGGTTGGGTTGGTTACGCCATCAGCCAAATAAATCAAAGCGCCTCTGGCTGTGATTGATCCTGTCCAAGACGCGTTTGAAAACGATAAGTATGTTGTGGCGTTGCCTGTCTGATTGCCAATCGTTGGAATTTGGGAGATGGTCAGAATCTGGCCACCGGCTGAGTAATTTCCACCCGTAGCTTCACCTGTGCTTGTGTAAGACGTTGTGGTTGCGTTCAGTGTGGCTGCGTTTGTGTAAAGCGCAATCTTAAATACCTGAGTCGTCCCAGTATTAAAGTTAAACGTCCCGTCAAGCAACCCAGTCTTGAACGTATTGGTAGCCCAGTTGCCGGTGAAAGCCATTATCTAATTCCAGTATTTTGTGGCAGAGGTGCTTCACGATACTGACCAGAGCGGTATGCATCGCTACGCTCCAGACCATCTCCAAGGCGTTTAGCCAAGGCCAATGCTTCCTTGTACTTGGTGTCGTACAAGGTAATTAAATCCTGCTCGCCCTTCATATAGGTGTAAGCCTCAACTAAGGCGCCATACAAAAGGACTGTGTCAAAGTTGTCCCCCAACCAAGTTTGCCCAGAAGAGGCGGTGGTGATTGATTCGGGGTAGTAATAGTAGTGCAGTTCTACGTTATACGAAGAATCCGGCGTAGGACCCAGAATAAACGACAACTCGTTGGAGATGCTACCTGCCGACACCGTTGGGCCAAAGAGCGCATAGTATTTTGGTAGCCCATAGTACGCAGCGCCTGTATCTGGGTAAGCCTCGCGGATAAAGTTGACGTCTTTGTTCAACAGATATGTGTAGTGCTCTGTGCTGGTGCCAAAGTTCTCAATAACCGCCATCGAGTAAACAGACAAAAAGTCACTTGGGGATGAAAGGTACTTGTTGCCTGTCGACACATTCCCCGTCACGTTCTTGCGCAACGATGGGAACTGGATGGTGTTGTAGATGCGCTGTTCAGCTTGCTCAATAAAGCGATTCAACTGGGTCGTTGAAGACACAACCGTGCCGTCCGCCAAAGTGGTAGACGGGAACGTATTTTCTGTGTAGGTTTGTATGCTGGTGATCAGCTCAGAATAATTCAATGTGTGACCCCTACAAGAGTGTATTTATTTTGCGTCTTTATTTTATTGTGTATTGCGTATCGCACACCTGTGTGACTCATATTTAAGTATTTTGCGGTGTCAGCAATAGATAAAAATGTGCATTGCAGCTCTGGACAAAACACATGTTTGGCTCTTGCCGCGCTACCGATACGGGCAATCTTTTTACCGCGTTCTTTTGCTTCAAGCGCTTTACCGGCACGTTGAATACTCACTACTGTCTTGGCCTTCCACTCTGGATTAGCCCATCGCATTTTTGCGGCTTCGGAGCGCTTGCGTTTTATTTCCTCTGAAACAACTACAGGGCGCAACCCTTTACCTCCTCTAGACGAGTTATAGGTAGGTTCCAAAGCGCTGATTAATTCAATTTCTGCTTGATTTAGTTTTTCTGCATCAAAAGCAACAAACACTTCTTCTACACTAAAAGCATTTTGCCCAGCAGCAACCAAAGCATCTTGAAACTTTGCTTTCTTGGACTTGTTACAGATAGCAGTTCTCCAATGCGCGGCCCATCGTTTTTGCACAGACTGGCGTGTCTGACCAACATACTGCTCACCAGTATTTTTGTTGGTTGCAACATAGATGGAACCGTAACGCATCATGCCATCGGGCCTCTAGACATTACGCCTTTGGTAGCCGCGCCTGTACCACGCATTTTGATACCGCTGGTTTTGACAGTCTCATCGCCTTTAGATTTGCTGATGTTGCCAACAGAGATATCCAAAGTGTCCGCACCGCTACGGTTAGGACCTGATCCGGGGTTTGCTTCAACAGTTACTTTAGCGCTGCCCATCGTGTGGGGCTGTGCGTATTTCTCTGCGGATAAGTTGTTTTTAGCCATATTAGCCTCCGCGTGAAGAACCGCGCTGATTCATGACCTTGGCCATGTTGCGGCCATACATCTTCATCTGCTCGTTAGTCTTGCCGCCTTTAGCAAGCTTGGCTAGGTTAGTGCCTTTGCCGCCTTTGTGCTCTTGTTTGTCGTGCATTTTGAAAGCCTTTTTGATCATGGCTTTGTCTTGCTTGACGTCTTCTTTATCCATATTCAACTCCTAAGTTGTTGCTACCGTTACTGTACCAAGTTGCACCACCAAATTCAAATTATTCGGTGTCAGGCCTACATCAAAAAAACTCGCTCCGCCAACAGGGTTCCACCCCCACTGAAAGATGCGACTACCGCCGCCCAAATAACCATCAGCCAACTTACCGGACTGTTGGTAGCTAATGTCAGGACGGGGATCACGCACACCTTGTGGGTCGTCAACTGGATACATACCCAACTGCAACTGTGGCTGATCAGGGTCCCAACACGTTGGACAAACAAGCAAGTTATACGTCTTGGTCTTTATGACTTCCTTGCGCAACACTGTGAGCTTGTAACGAAATCCGCATCGGTCGCATTCAGCAATCGAGTTCTTGCCGGATGAAAACCTATTGCCCATTAGGTGCTACCCCCAATGAACATCTGCCGTGGGACAAGGCGGATTGCTGCGCGTTCCTGATCCTCGTCTGCGGCTGTCATCCAAGCCTCGTCATATTGCTGCTTCAAAATCTGTAATCTGTCTATCCCGCCCGGCACTTTAAGTGCTAAGTAATACGCCAGCCCTGCCGTCAAGCAGTTAACAAAGCGAAACGGAATGTCCATCACGTTAACACCATTACCAGCATCTTGAATCCGACGCATGCGCCAGTAGACAAACTGGTATTCGGTAGAGCCGTCTGGCGTAGGCCAGACTGTGATGCTTTGTTTTTGCACCAAGTTAATTGCAGAGCCTGTTGCATGCGATGCAGCAGTTGTACCGTTTTGGCCACGGGTGCAGTTTAAAAGGTAAGCTGGTGTAGCACCGTCTGCTACAGAGAATTCGTTGAACCCAATCAACTCGCTACCAATTTGAACGAAACCTGCGTTGGGAACACCCACCAAACTGGTAATGGGGATAGATGTATCCGTGGCTGTAATGGTGGAAGACACCGTGCCAGCCAGCACAGAAGACTGCCCGCTCAAACGCTGAATCCACACTTGGATGGGGCGGCCTTGGGTTAATTTGTTGGGGATTGTTGCGTAAGTAGAAACACTAATACGCGTGATGGTTAGGTCAGACTGGTTAGACGCTACGTTTGCATTTGTGCGGATTACATGATCCAAGATGTCGGCTGTATCGTCTGGTAGTGCATAAGTAGGCTGGCCTTGGGTGAGGGTGATGACATCTTGTTCAAACGTCCACATGTTTACGCCACGGTTAGCCCAGTCCGCAAATAACAGGTTCAAAGACCGTCTGGCCGTGCGCATGTCATAGCCCGTGCGCATCTCTGAACCCACGCGTTCAAACGCTTCCTCTACTAACTCAGAGAGGTCTAAATTAAACGACGCGGTTCCAGAGGTGTACGCCATGTCACTTCATTTTCTTCAAGGTCTGGGCTAGACGAGCGCGTTGGCCCATCTTGCCGGGGGCTTTGGCTGCTTTGGCTAACTTGCCTGCGGGAATCGGCTTCCCTTCTTTGGCACCAAGAGCGGAGCGCAGAGCACCGGGCTTCTTTATCGCCTTCTGTATCCATTTTTCAGCCATCATTTTTTCCTTGCTGTTTTTGCTGACTGCTTAAAAGCTTCAGCCGTTGGCGCACCTTTGCTACCCACTCGGCGCATTTTTTCACCAGAGCCAGCAGCAATTCTTTGCTGTTTTGCATGGATATTGGCATAAAGTCCAACCTTTCCGCCCTTGGCGTATTGTGTAAAGTCGGTGTCATCCCTTCGGGCTTTTTTAGTGCCCGTTGGCATTTTGCTGGGAGCAACCGCCCCCATACCCCGACTGGCCATCATTTCTTGCCTTTAGCCATTCCGCCGTAGCACATACCTTTACCGCCAGACATGACGATTTGTTTACCTTTTGTCTTGCCTTTTTCAGCAGTACCGTCACGGCTAGGAGCCGCTGTACGTACTTTACCCATTGCAGATGGTTTGGTTCCTTGAGATTTAGCCATAAGGCCTCCTTTTGCGAATTTTTTGCCTTTATCGGCAGTTGAAAAATCTTTCCCCACAGACTGCGGGACTCCTACTTTCTTGGCGAACGCAGCATTGTGTGCAACGGCCTCCATGAAATTGTGTTGTTTCTTACTGGTGCTCGGCATTTCTGTTCACCAGCTTCTTTACCGTATCTGTTTCCCAAATACGAATAGCAAGCCACACGACAGTTAAAAGACCGCCGACCAAGCCAACAATAGGGGGGAACCACTGCATGAATCCGCCCACACCGACGACGACAGCAGCGCCGTCAGCCATTACTTTTGCATCGTGTGTGTTTGTCATGTCAGCACATCCTTCCCTTAGTCTTACCGCGCTGGGCTATACCATCAGCAGACTTAATGTAGCCACCATCCGCACAGTTCCATGCCCGCAGGCTTTTGTTGATCCTAGAGTTCGGGTCGTTCGCTGTTTTTGATGATGTGAGTTTCTTTTTCATCCCACTCATTCTTGCGCAAAAAGAGTCGCGCCTTGATCCGCCCTCTGGTTGCGGCGGTTTCAAGTTGTGCCCTTCGCGTTTCGCAGAGGCTCGGCCCTTGGCGTTGAGGCCACCATTCTCGTTCTTGCCTTCTTTGCGTTGCCATGCTGGTGATTTAGCCATTTACTACTTTCAATCGTTGCTCACGAATAGTTTCTAGCAACGGGATAACAACCTCCTCGCGGAAGTTGTTGGTGAATGCTTCGCTACCGACATGGGGCAAACTGATGTCCACATCAATATGGACGGTAAAACCCATCTGGGTAACACGATCACAGAACAAATAATCTTCACCCACGTAGTTGTCGTTGATGATGCCAAAGTCAAACAAAGCAGCAACTCGCTCTCCGTCTGGTTTGTTCATATACGACCACTCAGGGTGTGCCGCAACCATTTTCTCAATGACATGGCGCTGTATCAACATAAACCCTGTGCCCACACGCAACACGCGCATGAGAGAGCCATCAAACTCTAGATTATTGTCCTCTGTCCAGTACAGGTCTGTAAAGAACTTCTTGTCTTTAGCCCTGCGTGGGTATGCGCCAGCAGTGACGTCTTTGCCCCCACTTTGTGCCATCAAACGCAAGATGTCGTTAGGGGTAGCAACTACGTCCGAGTCAATAAAAAGCAGTTCGGTGCAGTCTGTTTTCAAAAACTCGTGAACCAAGGAGTTACGCGCCAGCGTGATAAGCGAACAGTTTGATATGTCCGACAAAGTCACAGCCACGCCAAGGCGCATAGCCTCTGGCATTAACTGCGCAAGGCCATACGCCGTCTTGACGTTTAGACGCCCATCGTGACAGGGGATGCCAATAAATAGCTTCCTGCCACTTAGAACTGCTTGTTTAGACTCAGCCATAGAAAACCGTAAAGCTGTCTTGGTTTGCCAACTGTGCGTACAAACCGTTTCTAACCAACATACCTTCTCCGGGAAGAAGGGCGTAGAAAGACTGGGCTGTACCCGAAGTAGTCACCGCAGAGGTATCAAACGATGTCAACCAACGTGTGCCTTGTGTGCCAGCGGTACTAGTGGCAATCGTTCCAGAGTTAATGTCTGTAACGGTATAAGTGTTTGCAGTCAAAACAGTAACAGCGTAGTTGCCGTTAGTTGCCGACACACCACCTGCTGGTGCAAATGTAAGCCCAACAACGTCACCGGTAGTTAAACCGTGCGATGCTAAAGTAACTGTAATGGTTGTGCCAGAGCGACCGTAGGTCACAGAAGTTGGCGCTGTTGTGGTATCCCACACGTTAACTGTCCCAGCGGTTGAGCTAGAGACGGCAATAAAGCCCTTCAGACGGGTACGCCCCGACATAAGGAAGCCCGATTGGTTTGTGTGCGCCGATAAGACGTCCGTTTGCATCATAACTAATCTCCTTTGTTTAAAAACAAGGGGCCGAAGCCCCTAGGACTGATTAGTCAAAGTTACCGTATGGGTAAGTTGTAGTGTTGCCAATGTTTGCATCAAGCTGTGTGTAACGAACCGCAATGGTGAACGTGCCAGCAGTCAATGTCGGCAAAGTTGTACCAGAACCACCTGTGTAGGGGATTGTCAACGTCACAACCACTTGAGACATCAAGGATGCGTATGGATTAGCACCTTGCGCTGGAGAAATTGTGATGTCGCCGGTAGTAGAGTTAGCAGCCAACAACTGGGCGCCAGTCTGAGCAATCGTGTTGCGTGCTGCAGAGGCGTTCACTGAAGTGATGGTGCCGTATGTGTTGTCGTTAAATGCATTGCCCATCTTGGCGCTAACAGTACCAATCGTGCCACCCGTAGCTGTGATAGCCACATTGGTGTCAATCAGGAAGTCGTTGATGTCAGAGCCATAAGGCAAATAAAACACCACGCCGCGATACAAAGTACCTGCACCTGCTGTACCTGCGTCAGCAGTGATTGTTGCTGCGGCAGGAGGATAAACAGTAGAAGAAGGGGTATAAACGGTTGCGTTTAAGTTTGGAATTTGGTTTCCATTAACAAACTGGCCAGAACCGCCGCTGTTGCCAGCCGTGCCGTTGGTTGTGTTTGTTAAAACGATAGTTGCGGATTGAACCAAGTCAGCGTAGCCGACGTTACGAAGTGGTCCAAAACGTGAGTCGCCCGATAGGATTGGGCCTTCAAAGGTTGCGCGTGCCATGAAATGTCCTTATGCAAAAGTGCTTCACCGGTCGTTGCATCGTCTGCTGGGGCAGTGGTGGTAAAGCGGATCACCCAGATAGGCGCAATATACACTATTTTGCTGGAGTGTCAATCAATTTATTGGACTTTTGCAAATTCTCTTCTTGGGTAATCACCCGCAGATTCCAAGGCACATGCAGGCCGCAAACGACATCTGAACGCAGGGGCACGATATGGTCAACTACGTAGCGTTCTCCGGTTGTTTTTGTCATGGTAATAGCAATTTGATACAAGGCACGAATCTCCCCCTTTTGTTTACGCGTCAACCAAGGAGGTGTGGCCTGTCGGTGTTTACGACGCCGCACTTTGTTATCGGCTAAAACCTGATCTATATTATTTTCTTTCCATGCATTTCTATACGCTTGTTTTTCTACTGCGGGGCGTGCTTGCGCTCTAGCTATTACTGCAGCTCGGTTACGAAGGTAGTACGCCTGTTTAGCCGTTATTCCCGCCTCTGATTGGTTGTACTGACGGAAGTATTCGGCACGAGTCTCGTTACCCTTTGTCCACTCAACCTTTAGACACTCTAGGCACGCACCTTTGGTTTTGCGTGGGGCTGTATGCCCGTGCTTGCAAGGCTGTCCAGTGAAATAGTATTTACTGCCATTTTTCTTTGCTTCTTCCCGCGTTGTAGGTAAGTTAGTGGTGTCCATTTACATCTCCTGTGTTACGACACAGGTAATGTATCACATTTATACACGGAAAAGAAAAAGGCCCCTTGTGGGGGCCTTTCTTAGTACTTTTAGTTCTCTTTTTAGAAAGAACCGCTAGAACCGTAAACTCCCAGAGGGTCAGACCAGCCGAAGCTGTAACGCTCACGGGACTTGTAACGGACGTTTCCAGTATCAAAATCACCGTCCATGGAGTTTTGAAGGGCTGTACGTTCAAAGTGCTTCAAACCGTTAGGTACGTCTGTAGTCAAGAACCATGCATTGACGTCTGTCAAGAAGTGGTTGACTGCGTAACCTTCGGGGATAGAGCCGTTGTTCTTCAATGCGTTGATGTCGTTGTTGTTTGTACCGACGCGCAAGTTTGTTTCCAAAAGGCGGGTAGCAACGAACATCAATGATGGAGGAATAATCAGCTTACGTGGCTTAGCAGCAATCAACAGTCCACGCTCGTCTGTCCAAGCAGCGATCTGGATAACGGCGGCTTCAAGGGAAGTCTCGTTCAAATCAGCTTGAGTAGCTGGGGTGTTGCTGTTGGTGCCACCGTTAACCAAGGGGTGTGCTGTAGAGAACAAAGCCACGCCGTCGCCACCGAGGTAGCTAGAAGAGAAGCCGTTGTTCAAAACAGAAGCTGCCTTGACTTGCTTGGTGTATGCCATAGCACGGGCCAAACCTTTGGTGTAGCGAGCAGACAGGCTGTCGTACAAGTTGTCTTCGATTGCCTCTTCGGTAATCGAGAAACCCAAAGCGATGGTCTCGTGTGTATAGCGTGCTGTGAACGCCTCTTGCGCATTGTCATAAGCAATGGCAGAACCTTCGTTCTTAACTGGAGCAGCAGAGAAACCAGATAGTTTGGTCTCTTCTTCAAAGCTACGCTCAGATTTCTCTGTTTCGTAGATTTCTTTGTGCTCTTCGCCGTAACGGGCGTACTCAAGACCGAACAATGCGTTCAAGCCGGGGAGTAGTTCTTTAAGTAGTTGTGCGCGTGAAATAGCCATTTAATTACTCCTTAGATACCGGTGGTATCAGTGTACTGGTGCAAGTTGAACTTGACCAAGAACTCGTAATAGGTCGTGGTAGACACGCTGGCAGGGCCAGTGGCTGTATCGGGCACAACATCAATTACACGAATCGGCAATGTAGCTGTAGTAGCGGCGGAGGTTCCGTCGATACCATAGTACGAGTCGCCAGTAGTGGTGTTACCAGTAGCAACAGAGATAGCCACGTTTGCACCAACGATAGCGCGTGTAAACGCTGTTGGGACAGTGGTCTGGCCGTTAGTTGCAACTACCTTGAAGATAGCGTTGGGATCATCCACAACGTAGGCAAAAGCCATAGCGCCAGTGGTAGATTGGCTTGCTGGGTAGTACTGACCTTGAACGGTTTGACCGAGCGAGTTCACATACTGGCAGCCGACCAACACACCAACGCTGTCGCCAGAGTCAGTAGTGGTTTTAGCGATGATGTAGCCGCTGGTGTTAACAGCAACAGTATCACCATTGAGAATAGCGGTGGCATAGCCGGGCGCTACAGGGATTTGACGGATCGCTCCGGCGTATGGTAGTCCATCCAATCGGTTGAGTGGTTTGAACCCATACGTCTTGCTGACGGTTGGATAAGCCATTTAAGACTCCTATAAAAAGTTATTTAGAACCATTACCAAATCCAGCTCCACGGCTTGTCGTCGATTTTTTCTCTGCAAACAGTGGCATGCGTGGATCGTTGTTTCGCAT